AGTTAAGGCTGCTGGTACTGAATCCCTGATGGCCAATGAAGTTCGTTCGCAGCGTCTGATGCAGTTCCTTGGTGTTGTTCAGAACCCTGTCCTCGCTCCGTTTGCTCGTATGGATTACATCGTCCGTGAGATTGCTAAGTCTATGGACCTTGATCCTGATAAGGTTGCAAACTCCATGCAACGTGCAGCCATCCAAGCTGAAATCCTCAAGAGCTTCCAAGCAACTCAGCCCCCCGCTCCTGAGCAAGGGCAACAACCCGGACAGCCTCCTGCCGCCCCTGCAGGTGTTCAGGCTCAGGATACGACAGGCTCTGGTGGAGGTAACATGGGTACTGGCTCTGTCCCTACCCCAAATGAACCGGGTTTTGCAGCAAACACTGGTGAGGGCCAGCAGTGAACCTGAAGCCTTTCGTCAACAACAAAGAACTCTGGGTAGACTTTCAGCAAGAGTTGGGCAACAGAATCCAAGCCTGTTATAAGAAGCTCGAACAGGTCACAGACACTGTAGATATTTACCGGACTCAAGGAGAGATTCAAGCCTTGAAGAACCTGATGAAACTCCGTGACAAGGTGAATGCAGAATGAGACTCAAGGACCAAACAGAAGAAGCTTTTGCAGAAGACTTTGGAACTTTTCCTGACACTGGTGAAGTGCCTAAGGGTAAGGGCTATATTGAGCTTCTTGTAGACAATATTGTTGGTCTTGATAACGAGTATGAATCCTTTGGGGAAGCCTTCGGTAAGTCCTTCAACGAGGACGAAATTGGTACCCTAAAGAACATGGCTGTCAGTGCCTACGAGGGTGCCAAGGAGTTTGTCACAAGTCCTATTGAGACAACAAAGGATGTTGCTACAGAGATTTCCGATAGCGTTTCCAGACTTGGTGCAGAAAGCCTTGATGGCAGAATCAAGCGGATGTATGGTGTAGGTTATCAAGAAGCCACTGACGAACAGGTTACTAAAGCACGAGAGGCTGTCATTGGTGATGCAATCACTGCTTCCTCTCTGGTCCCTGCTGCTAAGGGTGCAACGACAGTGGCTAAGGCTGCTATCCCCGGCAAGGTTCAGGCTGATGTTGTAGGCCAGATGCGGTCTCTGATTGATGGTGACAAAGAGTTCAGAACTGAGTCTAAGAACCCTGCTCAAGGTTTGAGTGCTCAGGTTGTTGGTGCAACCCCTGATACGGAGCCTAGTTCTGGTAAAGTTCGTAATCCACTCTTTAAGCCAGAAAATTGGCGTGAAGATTCTGCAGTAATGTACAACAAAGACTTAAATCTTATCGCCAGTTTCTACTCGCCCCTTAAATCAACTCTTGAACAAATGCCAATAGCCAAGAATGGGTCTAAAGGTCAAACCATCCTAGCCTACCTCAATAAACGAGCGCCAAATGTCTCCTCTTCTGAGTTGGAGTTTAGTGGGCTAAAACTTGATCCGAATAAAAACTACACAAGGGAAGATATTAACAGTCTTACTAAGTATAGTTTGAGTGGTACATACGCAACTTTAGGTGAGACTAGACCTAAAAAATCTACCCTAGCTTCGAGAATTTCCGGTACAAAAAATGGCATGAGGTTTTCAAAAGTTCAACCTCAGAGTGTTGTTGACCCTGAAGAAGCTTACTTTGAGATAACACTCGACGCGGAAAGATTGCCTAAAGACCTTGTTCCGGGAGCCACTACCCACCACGGGGAGACAACTTTAGCTCACACAAGGGCAAGTATAAACTCTGCCCCAGATGAAAATTACATTCTTGTATGGGAATTTCAGAGTGACCCCTTACAGAACATAGGTAAGAAGTACAACCCCCTTGAAAATACAGGATATGGTGGTCCTGATGTTTTTTCTGGTATCTGGATAGAGGAGAAGTTGAGGGACATCCTTGACTACAATGAGACCGGGGCCACTCCAAACAAAAATTTGATAGAAGATGTAATCCAAAAATCTTACGAATCTGATGTGTCTATTGATAACCTAAAAAAGTTTTACAAGGATAAGTATAGCCTTGATGTGTCTGGAAAATCTATTGAGAGCGTAAACAGAGACGCTATTCGTAAGACTACAGAATCTTTGGATGACCCATTCGAAGACTTTATGGATGAGTTTTTTACCGAACTAAACTCTAAAGCAGCGAACTACAAAAAAGCGGAAGCCTCACTAGAAAAATCTGAAATCCCTTTCTCTACAAATACACAGTATGTAAAAAATCTTATCGTGTCCTTGGCGGCAAGAGCTAAAAAAGATGGGATAACTAAGATTGTCATTCCACCTATTGAGGAAATCGCAAGACAAAGAGAGAAAGACTTTGAGGGGGGTCTCGAAGCGGCGGTAAAAGCTCTCCGGCCAACTTACGTTAATGCGGTTAAAAAAGCTGTAAATATTTTGAACAGTGAGACAAAAGGCGGCATTAAAGTGGGGACACGAAAACTTCAGTACAAGGATTTGACAGAAAAATCTGGTGTGCGTAATGTTACAGGCACTGAACTTGATGTTTCTAATTTTAAATATAACCCTACAAAAGAACGGGTAAGGTTTGCCGAGGGTGGCATGGTAGAGGACGACCAAATGAATAGACTAATGCAAGAAGGTGGCATGGCTGATGACGGAATGAGCCGTGAGCCTGTCACTGGTAACGAAATCCCTCCGGGTTCCTTGGCTTCGGAAGTGCGTGATGACATTGACGTTAAACTCTCTGAGGGTGAGTATGTTATCCCTGCAGACGTGTTGCGCTACTACGGTGTAAGATTCTTCGAAGACCTTCGTAATCAAGCTAAACAGGGCATGATGGAGATGGAGGCTGATGGTCGTATTGGTGGTACCCCCGTAAACGCTCAGGGAGTGCCCATGGAAGGCCAAGATGAAGAGCTTACCCCTGAGGAAGAACAGATGCTGGTTGAGGCTCTAGGAGGCTCCAGAACTGCGCCCACAGGCATGGCCATCGGTGGCATGATTGAGCAGCCTATCTCCACTCCGTACCAAGACCAAGCAACCATGTACCAGATGCCTGCAGGTATGGGTGGCTCTATGGGTATGCAAGAGGGTGGCTTAACAAGAGGCAGCACTTCTACCTTTGACCGCACTCAATTCACAATCCCAGAATCCTCAGGTGCTTTTGAGTCTCGCAAGTACATTAATCCCACAACTGGCGAAGAAAAAACAGTTCAATTCCTTGATGGCCTACCAATGGGTTTTGTGCCTGAAGGGTTTGTTCCGTGGACTCCTGCCCTTGCAGAGCAGTTTCAGAGTGGTACTCAGACCCCTACAACCCAGATTCCTAGTGTAAAACCTGTAGAGGTTGAACGTGGTGGAAGAGATATGGATCAAACTCCCACGACTGGTAGCACTGGCGAAGGGTCTTTAAGTTATGATAGGTGGGCAGAGAAAAACTCAGAAGCTATCACTTCAGACCCATACAGCTTTGGTATAGATGCCCTCTCTGACAAAAAAGGTACCACTGTCGGCAAAGGATTGGGTCTTGCTGGTGCTATTGTTGGTGGGCCTGTTGGTGCTGTTCTTGGTGGTCTGGGTCTCGGTACACGTGCTACTTCTGAAGTACAAAACATTGCAGAAGCAAGGGCTGCTCTTGGAGTAATGGAAGCCCAAGGTTTAAAAGGTACTACTCAGTACAATGACCTAGAGGCTCGTATTGAGACTAAGATTGACGATCTTCCTGCTGCCCAAAGAATGGCTGTTCGCACTGGTGTTGTAGCTACAGGCACTGGATATGCTTCTGCTGCTTTAAGTAGAACTACTGACACAACCCCCAGCACAGGTCTGGCAGGTAAACCTTCTGGAACCACTGCAACACCTTCTAAATCTTCTGACAAGGGTGCCAACGTCAGTGTGGGTTACGGCGAGGGTAAAGTTGATCCGGGTCTTGCTGCTGCCGTTGCAGATAAAGATAAAGACAAGCCCGGAGGTACTGGAACTTCTGGTGGAACTCCCGGCGGAGGCTTTGGAACAGGTGGTCCCGGTAATGTAGGTTCTAGCGGAAATACGTCTGGTGGTACTCCCGGTGGAGGTACAGGTACTGGTGGTCCCGGTAACGTAGGTTCTGGTAATTATGGTCAGGGCGGATCGAATGCAACCCGTCGTGCAGAGGGTGGTTTGATTAGCAAGCCCCAAAAAACTGTTCGTAGTAGAAAAGGTCTTGCCTCTTAACCAAGACTGTGATATACAAACAATAAGGCTACCCAGCTAAGGCTGGCCCCAACATAAAGGATAAAGAATGTCTGTAACTAAAGTCTACGTTGATTCCTCTTTCAGCAGCCGTAACCGTAAACGTATCGAAGCTGAAGAAAAAGAACTTGAAGAGCTTATCAATAAAACAATGGCCCCAGAAGAAGAGCCTAAGGAAGAAGTAAGGGTTAAGTCCCAAGAGGCTGAGCCTGAACCTAACGACCCGGAAGAGAAGTCTTTTAAGAAGCGCTATGGTGATCTGCGTAGGCATCTTTCTGAAAAAGAAAAAGAGTGGGAAGCAAAGTTTGAGGAGTTGAAAAACTCTGTGTCACCCAGTGCACGTATCTTGCCACCAAAGTCTGATGAAGATATTGCAGCTTGGGCAAGAAAGTACCCTGATGTTGCCTCTATTGTTGAGACGATTGCAACTAAGAAAGCAGAAGAAAAGCTCTCTCAGTACAAGAATAAGTTTGATGAGTATGAGAAGTTGTCTGTTGAGGCTACACGGAATAAAGCTCTTGATGCTATCCGAGTGTCTCACCCTGATTTTGATGCTCTTCGTAAGTCTGACGAGTTCCATGATTGGGCAGAAGAACAACCCAAGTGGGTTCAGGACGCCCTCTACGAGAACGAAGAAGATGCCCGTGCAGTAGTCCGTGTTCTTGATCTCTATAAGGTTGATAAGGGTCTTACTCCCTCGGCCCTCAAAGCAAAAAACAAGGAAGCTGCGTCTCTCATCCCAACTAAGACCAAAGCCAATGTGGACTTTGATAAGGACGGTGAGAAAATTTACGAATCCCGTGTTGCTAAGATGAACATGGATGAATACGCCAAGAATGAGGGCAAGATCATGGAAGCTATCCGTAAGGGTAATTTTGTGTACGATCTCTCTGGCGGTGCAAGATAGTTCTTGACAAGTAAGGACTTCTTCATATAACTACCTCAAATAGCTGTGGCCTCTTCGTGACACCCATGGCTATTTGTTTTCCCTTAAAGCTTAACCATCAAGTAAGACTTACCTGACTAAGTACAGGCCTATGATCTTCTTATCATAACTGATCCTTATGAGACACAGATCATACACCCTAGAAACCCGTCAGCCTCTTATAGACATGTTTCGCTTCTAATCAAAGCCAAATATCATAGGAGGATTTTCTCATGGCTTTCCAAACTGCTGCTGGCTGGTCAAACCTGCCCAATGGAAATTTTTCTTCGGTCATCTACTCGAAGAAAGTTCAACTCGCTCTCCGTAAAGCAACCGTGGTTGGTGACATCACTAACTCGGATTACTTCGGTGAAATCTCGGCTCAGGGTGATACCGTTCGTATCATCAAAGAACCGGAAATCTCGGTCTCGGCCTATGCTCGTGGCACCCAGATTCAAGCTCAAGACCTCGACGACGAAGACTTCTCGCTGGTTATCGACAAGGCCAACTACTTCGCCTTCAAAGTTGATGACATCGAAGAAGCTCACTCGCACGTCAACTTCATGGACCTTGCTACCAACCGTGCGGCTTACCGCTTGGCTGACCAGCATGACCAAGAAGTTCTGGGCTACCTGTCGGGCTACAAGCAGGCCGCTCTGCACACCAATGCTGGTACCGTGAATGACGTTGTGAATGGCACCAAAGCTATCACCACGGCTGGCTCGGACGAACTGCTGACTTCGATGAAGCTCTCGCGCCCCTCGTTCGGCAACATCACCACGGCTGGTAGCGCAGGGGACTCGATCCCGGTTGCTGCTCGTCTTCCGGGTGCTTCTTCGCTTCCGACCACTCACGTCTCGCCCGTCATGCTGATTAACCGCATGGGCCGTCTGCTCGACCAGCAGAACGTGGACAAGTCTGGCCGTTGGTTGGTGATTGACCCCGTGATGATGGAAGTCCTGATGGACGAAGATTCGCGCTTCCTGAATGCAGATCAGGGCGAGTCGGGTGCTCTGCGTAACGGTCTGGTTCTGACGAACTGGAATGGCTTCCGCGTCTACGTGTCGAACAACCTGCCGCAAGTCGGTACTGGTTCGTCCTTCGTGGGTAACTCCAGCGCACAGTCCACGAACTACGGTGTGATCGTTGCTGGTCATGACTCGGCTGTGGCTACCGCTGAGCAGATCAACAAGACCGAGACCTACCGTGACCCGGACTCGTTCGCTGACATCGTGCGTGGTATGCACCTGTACGGTCGTAAGATTCTGCGCCCGGAAGCTCTGACGGTTGCTCGTTACAACCTCGCCTAATATAGACCCTAGGGTATCCCTCTGTGGGGTACCCTTAACCGCCATAGGAAAGGACACTTAAATGGCTACTGTTACCACTCTCGCGGGCGGGTCTGTTGATGGCTTCACCGCTGGGCGTATGCCCTACTTCAAAGAAGTCTTGATTGACTTCGCTGCTGCTGCTACTGCTAAAGGCTCGGCTCTGGTTGCTACGGACGTGATCGAAGCTATCTCGGTCCCTGCCAATACCATGATCCTGAATGCTGGCTTCGAGATTATCACCGTTGCTGGTGGTGAGTCGAACGACAACACTCTGGACCTCGGCACTGGTGTGGATGCTGACGTTTTCGTTGACGGTTTCGACCTTGACGCTGCTGCTGCTGGCGCTTATGCTCAGAACGCTGCTGCCTTCCAGCCCCTCGTGGTTGGTGGTACTGCTGACACCATTGACCTGACGATTGTCACCGCTACGACTGCCCCGACCTCGGGTGTGGTTCGTGTGTTCGCAGTTCTGATGGACATTGATGCACGTAAAACCGCTGCAGAAGTTGACCGCGACACTCTCGCATAATTAAAACATTAGGGTGTCCTCTAGGGGGCACCCTTCACTTTTATCTGTGAAGGATAGGCAACGTGTCAGCTTACAATTTTCTTGGCCTTGTGAATGATGTAAATCGTAGGCTCAATGAAGTAGAGTTGACATCCAGCAACTTTGCTTCTGCTGTTGGCTTCTATTCTTCTGCTAAAGACTCCATTAACTCTGCCATTCAGTACATTGGTCAGAGTCAGTTTGAGTGGCCCTTCAACCACGTGTTGCAAGAGGTAACCCTGACTCCCGGTACAATCAGATACGCATACCCCAGCGACACAAAGACAATTGACTTTGACACCTTCAGGGTTAAGCGTAACGATACTTTCAATAACACTACCCAGAAGCTCCGTATCATCTCTTACGAAGACTACCTAGAAAACTATGTAGACGATGAGTATAACACTACGAACACCTCCATCAGGAGCCTTCCCCAGAGAGTGTTCAGAACTCCTGACCAGAAGTTTGGGGTTCATCCTGCACCAAACTACGCATATGAGTTGGTGTACGAATACTACAGAGTTTCAGTCGACCTAGATAACGCCACAGATGTGCCCACACTGCCAGAACAGTTTCGTTCTGTTATTGTAGACGGTGCTATGTACTACGCGTACACCTTCCGTGGCAACACTCAGGATGCTACCCTGCACTTGCAAAAGTTTGAGGAAGGCATTAAGGACATGAGAACCCTCTACATCAATCGTTATGACTATGTAAGGGACACCCGTGTTATGAGAAACATTTCTAACAACATGCGGGTTGGGTAATATGCCAACGACATGGGAAACTTTTCCTATTGAAATTAAGGGGGGTCTTGTCACAAACATTTCTCCTCTCCAACAGGGCATTACTGCACCGGGAACAGCCAGACGATTGAACAACTTTGAGCCATCCATTGAGGGTGGTTATAAACGTATTCTGGGCTATACTAAGTTTGACAGTGCCTTTGTCCCGCCTTATGGTGAACCTGTTGTACAGGGTAGTGGTCAGACGGGCACAACTCTTGTTATCGCAAACATCTTTGAAACCCCAGCCATCGGGAATACCTTTACTGTTGCAGGTGTGACTGGGACATACACTATTGTTGAAGTTACTTTTAACAGCACCTCTAAGAATGCCACCCTGACGCTGAGTGCTTCTTTGGCATCCTCCCCTGCAGACAAGGCAGCAGTAACTTTTTCCAACACACAGAGCCTGATAGAGGGTATTGTATAACATCTGGGAATCAGACGGCACTGGTTGGGTTAGAATTAATAAGCCTGTCTACGGCACTGTCCTTGTCAATGGTGGAAGCCAAACAGGCACAAGTCTCATCATTGACGGTCTTACTGGAACCCCTCAACAGGGTGATACCTTTACTGTTGCAGGCATTCAAAAAGTCTATACTATCACTAGCGGTGTCACAGTGACATCTGGTGGGGCAACTCTCACCATTACCCCCGCACTGGCTTCTTCTCCTGCAAACAATGCTGCAATTACCTTTCTGAGTACAGACAGGTCTCTCGGCGGTAAGATGCGGTTTGAGCGTTACTCCTTTACTGGGACTTCTACTCTTGCTGGTGTTGATGGCTCTAACTACCCATTCAAGTATGATGGAACCACCTTTACGGTAATGACTGGTGCTCCATCAGACATTCTTGGTGCCACCCATGTTGCTGAGTTCAAGAACCAACTCTTCTTTGCAAAAGATAACGCTCTTGTATTTACCGCACCCTATACAGACACTGAATTTTCTGTCGCTCTCGGTTCAGGTGTTATCACCACACCACATGTAATCACTGGTCTGATTGTTTTTAGAGAGCAACTGATTATTTTCAGCACTAACCAAATCCACAGACTGGTGGGCAACACTATCGCAGACTTCCAACTACAGCCCATTTCACTGGACATTGGTTGTGTAAGAACAGACACTATTCAGGAAGTCGGTGGTGACATTGCTTTCCTTGGCCCTGATGGTGTAAGACTCCTTAGTGCTACGGATCGTATCGGTGACTTTGGTTTTGCTGTGGCTTCTCGTCCCATCCAATCTGAAGTAGACTCTCTCGTTTCTGGGAATACCAGCTTTACTTCTTGCGTGATCCGTGGTAAAAATCAGTACAGAATGTTTGGCTATGCTGCAAGCAGAACACCTGAAACTTCTCTTGGAGTTCTTGCTACACAGTTTGTAGATCAGACTGCACAAGGGATGGCTTGGGCTGAAGTCAACGGCATCTTGGCTTACGTTGCAGACAGTATCTACTCCGCTGCAGACGGCTCTGAAACAATCCTGTTTGCGAATAGAGATGGGTACACTTACCGAATGGAGTCTGGCAACAGCTTTGATGGTGAGGCTATCCGTGCCCAGTACTTTACCCCACACCTGCCACTCACTGATCCCAGAGTAAGAAAGACTTTCTACAAACTGACAACATACGTCAACCCAGAGGGTTCTATCTCGGGCACAGTGGCACCAAAGTTAAACTTCGACCAGTCTGGCACAATTCAGCCCCCGCCCATTGGACTAGAAAATACTGCAGACAGTCCCTTCTTTTATGGTGCTGCTATCTTTGGGACCGCTCAGTATGGTGGAAGACTCACTTACTCCTTCTCTGCTCAGATGATTGGCTCTGGGCTTACTATCAGTCTCCAGTATGCTTTTGAGAGCATTACACCCCCCTTCTCTCTGGATGCTATTACCATAGAGTATCTTAACAACGACAGGCAGTAAAATGGCAACAGGCTACACTCGCAACGACACTACGAACAACATTGCCAACGGTAACATCATCAATGCTGCCGATTTGGATGGTGAGTTCGACGCTATTCAAGCCGCCTACGATGTGACTACTGGCCATGACCACGATGGTACGGTTGGTGGGGGTGCACCCATCAGGACGCTTGGGCCTGCTCAGGATGTTGTCATCACAACCTCAGTGGTTCGCCCCAAGACTGACAATACGGTTGACTTGGGCACCTCTACGTTGGAGTTCAAAGACCTCTATCTGGATGGCACTGCCAAGGTAGATACACTGACTGTTGACGAGAATGCCTCTGTCACTGGCACTCTGAATGTCACTGGCACAACAACCCTCGGTACCGTAAACGTCACTACCATTGATACTACAAACCTTGAAGTTACTAACCTGAAGGCTAAAGATGGTACTTCGGCTGGTTCTATTGCTGACACTACAGGCGTAGTCACTCTGGCTTCTTCAGTTCTGACTACCGCAGACATTAATGGTGGTACGATTGATGGGGTCACTATTGCTACTTCTGACATCACAGTTGGGTCGGGTAAAACCCTGAACGTATCTGCTGGGACACTGACTCTCGCTGACAACCAAATTTCCGGTGACAAGGTTGAGGGTGGTACGATCAATGCCATCACAATCACCACCCTTGGTTCTACAACTGGTAACATCACTACGGTAAACTCGACCACTGTTGACACAACCAATCTTGAAGTAACTAACCTGAAGGCTAAAGATGGTACTGCTGCAGGCTCTATCGCCAATTCAACTGGTGTTGTTACTCTTGCTTCCTCGGTA